TCTATCTTCACCACCTGATTTCTCAAATCTATCTTGGTTGCGTTTTAAAGATGTCTCTAGATGAGTATAAACATATAACATCATTACATCGTATCCTGCTTCTTTTAATTGGTCAACAAGTAATTGTGTTTGTTTTGCTGATGCAGCAGTACCATCTAGAATGAATGAATCTTTGTTAGCTATGGTTTGTGGGATTTGTTCTCCTTTAAGTTTTTTAGTTGCCGCAGCCATTGCCTTCATAAAAGCACTTCTATCTTCAGCATCTGCTGCTTTTTGATTTAAAGAAAAACCTTCTTCTTTAGCTAATGCCAAAATAGTATCATCTAAGTTTAAGATTTTAAGACCAGATAAGTCTAAATCTTTTAGGATTGAGCCTTTACCCGCACCAGGGGCACCAGCGAGGATGATGGCTTTTGGATTACCTTCAACCTCGTTTAAAAGTCTGATTAGTGAAATCATTGAACGCGTGTTTTGTAATAAATATTACAGATCCCTCTTGACTTGCGTTCTAAATTCAGTAAATACTGGTTTATGTTTTGGGTTTTCTAGATCAAATAGTTTCTTAACTGTAAGGAAAATATCTAGGTTTTCTTCTTGTGTACGAGATGATTCATACATTTCCCATCCTTTACCTTGTATTTTATCTTTAGCCGCTTTTCTCTTATTTGATTTTAACCAAAGGATACCATAACGATCTGCTTCTTTACCGTAACATTCTTTATACATTTGACCATAAACCGCAGTTTGTAAATCGTATGTAGTTTGGAGATGGTTAGAAGTTTTTAAATCTACAATCCATAATTCACCATCAATTTCTAAAACTAAATCACAAGTACCTGCTACTTTAAGTTCATCCGAGAATAGGTGTACCTCTGTTTCAACTAGTGTAGGATTGTATTCTTCCCAAAAATCTACAAAACGTAGAAACATTTGCCATACATCGGGATGATATTTTGGACGACCATCTTTGTTTAAAAATGTTAATTCTTCACCTAGCAAAAATGCTTCACACATCTCGTGTACTTGTGTGCCTTCATCTGCTGCTTTTCTTACAATGTGGTCAGCCGAATAGCCTACTTTTTTAAGCCAATCCTCAAAATATTTACCTTTTGGATAAGAACCTAAAACATAGGTTACAGATGGATAATACTCTCCGTTACGTCTATAGTAACGTGAGTCTGGCATAGTAATTTGTTTTGCGTCTTCAGAAATCTCTAGGATTCTGTTATAAGAACGCTTTACATTTCGTTTACTCATATCATGTTAAATCTCCTCTCCATTAGATCATATTGTGTAAGAGGAAATGTATTTTGGATTAATTTAGTAAATTCTGTAAAACCCATTTCATTCGGGTCTTTATCTTCTAAATCTACTAAATATACTTCTTTACCTTCATTTAATAATAATTCACAATGTTTTAAAGCATCTTTCATAGCATCTTTATCTAGGGCAATATATACTTTTTTAACTTCGGAAGTTACTATCTTCTTCATTAGGTTAGATTGAATTTGCTTACCTAATAAAGGAATAACGTTGCGTTTAATAGATAACGCATCAAATGGTCCTTCACATAATATTAAGGGAGAAGACCAATTTATATATAATTCGAACGGTACAATGTTTCTACTTGTAGGTGGGTTTTTATATTTTAACTTTGAATGTGGGTTAAAGTTACGTGCTGTAAAATAATTTAACTTTCCTTGCTCATCATAAGAAGGAATAACTACCATATTAGCGTATAAACCATCTTTACAATAACCTATATTATATTTTAAAATATCGTATTTGGTAATACCACGTTTTTTAAGGTATGCTAAAGCATGCCTCCCTACAATATCATCTTTTGTAATCTCAGATAAAGATTTAAATTCTTTGGGTAATTGAACTTTTGATTTATCCCGTTTTACTTCTCTATAGACTTCAGAACCTACTAGTTTTGTTAATTCACTAAATTGTTCTGGGGAAGCATTTATTTGTTTAAAGATAGGGGTTAGTTTAGTTCCTTTTTTATCACATACCCAGCAATGCCAAGGGTTACCCTTAACACTATCATCAAAATTAATTTCTAATTTTGGATTTTTGTGGTGGCAATAAGGACAGGTATAGGCTCTGTTACCTCTAGCGGTATGTTTACCTTTTCCTAAAACCTTATTTACTAAATTAACTAGTAGTTCGTTTACCATATAGGTAAATGTAATAACTTATTTTTGGGGTTCAAAGTCTTTTGTGAAGAACTTTCCAAGTATATTATCATTAAAATACTCGTGTGGGTTTTCTAATACACTATATAAAAACAATGCTTTTGTCTCCTCATAAGTTAATAACTTTTTTGTAGGAGCCAAAGTTAAAATTTCGCGTTTGAAATTCTCTATTGGTTCGTTTTCTAATAAGTTAAGTAATACTTTATTAGAGCCCCAATAAGTTTGCCAATCGGATTCTTTTATAACTTGTTTATATGATGGTTTTCTACCTTTAGTACCTTCATATAATGCTAAATCTTTTTTAGTTAATTTAGCTTTACGAGTAAATTTAACGAATTTTTTTCCTATATAGGCTTTACCACTTGGGATGTGGGTAATTCTATATACAAAACCAAATGTTGAAGGAGGGAAATCCTCTATTGAGGACATTTCCTCACCTTTATATAGCCATTTCATAATTAATTATTAAGCGTAAACCATTTGATTAGCACCTAGTAAAGTAAAGCCTTCAATAGAACCTAAATCATTTACTTGGAATTTCATAATAGCTACATCATTAGTATCTAATTCCATTGCAGTTACTGTAGCACCATCAACTTCGTACACTTGTCTGGTTTTCATAAGACTAATTGAACCATTACGTATATAATAAATAGGTTTTACATTTTGACCACTAGTATTAACTTTTAATTCTACAATAACCTCATCTCCAGCGGATGCCCCAGCTGGTGGTGCCATTCTAAAGCGTTGAGCAGAAGAGTTAGAGTTATTTGTTACTAATAATCTATTATATCCTGTGCTTAGCTCGTATTCGTAATCTGAGTCAAATGTAAAATTATCTGTAGTTACAGTTGAGAATGCAGCATCGTCTCCACTTTCCCATTCTACAGCATAGCTCATATAAGTTGAGTTATCTGTTATAGATATAATGCGATAAACTTCTGAATGTGCTCCTGCTCCTGATTGAAGAATAGTAATTGAACCACTTATAGCTAAATTTTCTAAAGTATTACTATTATCAGTACCACCTGTTTGAATTTTATATACATCGATTCTATCTACATTAGATCCAATATTACTTACTGCATATCTAATTGATACGTCTCCGTTAGAGCTAGGTGCAGCTGGTGATGTTGATACTGCATTTACAGAGTACGTATTTATTGCAGATAAATAAGTGTCATAAGTAATAGAAGTATCTGAGCCGGGTCTAATAAATCCAGTTGGAGGGGCTTCTTCAATAATATTACCTGTTGAAGTTACGGCTAAGTAGTAAGTTGTAGTTCCAGTAAAGGTTCCTGAACCATATTCATCAGCAATTAGTTCACCATCTTCTTTGATTTGGAATTTAGTAGTAGGTACCGCAGTTCCATCTGGGGTTGTTGTAAATTCTATTCTACTAGGATAATCACCTCCTCCAAAAGCACCATCTCCTTTAAAGATAATACCTGCAATATCAGCACTATATACTGAGGAGCGTGCTACAAGTTCTGCAAATTCTGCACCTGCACTAATTGATGGGTTAGAATTTTCTAATTTAAGAGCTGGGGAATTTATATTTCCTTTTAATGTTAAGTAATTACTTGTTTTATTCCAAGTAAAGTTAGGATCAGCTCCAAACACACCACCATCATTAAATTGGACTTCAGTGTCATTTCCTGCAGGAGTAGCACCACCCCCTCCAATAGAAGATGTAGACATTACAGTAAATCTACCATCATTTATATCATACCCAATTACATTAGGTAATGTTACATCTGGGAGGTTGGTTACTTGGAATACCCCATCATCTAATTGGAAACTAGCAGTAGCACCACTATCTAGGGTATGAGTAAAAGTTTCACCATTAAGTGAATCTATACTTAAGTTATATGTAGCTAAATCTAATGTTCTATTACTATTTAAGCTACCATTAGTATTGTAGATATTAGTATTTGTATCAGTTGTTCCTGAACCTAAAAATACAAACGAGACATTAGAATTATTTATAGTAGAGCCATTGTTTAAAGAACCATTAGTTGGTCCAAATCCTCTACCACCAATCCATTTTAAATGTAAAACTAAATCTTCATTTCCAGTACCTCCATTATCTAAGGTAGCTGAACCTGAATTTACATAGTAGGCATCATAGTTAGGGTTTCTATCATCATAAACTCTAACTAATATTTGATCACTATCAGTAACCGAACCAGTTATACGTCTAAATAAAGAATCTCCATTAGTATTAAAAGCTCCACCTTGAACTCTATCTACATCAGAAAAATGCCATTCATAATATCCTGAGGCTGTCATATGAGGGGCTCTAGTAGAGACTACTTTATTAGGTCCACCCCCAACCCAAGATTGAAGTAATTGTACTGAACCTGAATAATTTAAGGTGAATCCTCCTCCATTTTCTCTTAATTGGTCTAAAGAAGCTGTACCGTCAAAAGCATTACCTACTCCAGTAAATAAAAGGTCGGAATTTGCATTATCCCAAACTACATTAGAAATATAATCTGTAGATCCAGTACCATCAGGGCTAGAGTAAGAACCAGTAATATAATACTCCCCAGTTGTGTTATCTCTAACCAACACACTAGCAGCAGCACCATTAGCATTAGGGATTAAATCATGATAAATAGAACCAGTTACAGTTAAAGATCCTGAAACTGTAATATCATAATCTTCTACTCCTGTAAGCGCATCTACTGATTGAGAAACGTGCCAAGAGTTGATAATAAAAGTTTGTTGGACTTTATCTGTCCCTGTAAATATTTCTTTAAGTACTTTTGCCATAGTATTACCTATCTATATTGATAAATATGTTAGTATCTGTTGTTCGTGAAGTAGGTAAGGGTTGAGATAACTTACCTACAGCTAACAATTCTTGGTTATCGTTGTATAATCCTACAGTTGTTACATAAGGATCAAAATAAGAACTTGTAACATAAGGGTAAACTTCTCCATCACTTCCTGATATTAAAGTAGGATTTAATGAAAAATTAAATTCGTTTTCTCTAATAGTACACTGATATTGGGTTTCTAGAATTTCAAAAGAAGAAGACCATTCTAAAGTAATAGTGTTATCTACAAAAGACTCAACATTTGGAAGTAATTCTGGGTAATCTGGGTTAGATCCTGTATAGTATCTTTCACTATAAGAACCTGAATTAGTAAATATTATAATTCCATGTTCATATATTACATTCCCATAATTTGAACTAACTCCAGAAGATGAAACATATAATGTTCCTTCACTATCATCCTTAAGAACTAAACTTCCTGATGTAATTTTAACTGATCCAGGGAGGATTTTATCTCCATAAAGTTTTAAAGGAATAGATATTACACTGATCCTATCACCACTCCCTGTAGGAATAAATCTAGGAATTGATAAGTCAGTACTTAAATAATTATAATAATTAGGAGTATAAGCATCCCCAACTAAAACATCACCTGAAGGGTCTGATCCTGGGTAGATAGAGCCTGTATTAACTTTAGATCCTAAAGAAGAAGAAAGATAATTAGAGTAATATAGTTCTTTTATAGAATTATAAACTAATACTTGATAAAAATCATTATTAAACCCAGTAGTAGATTTATTAGTAGTAAAGTTATCATTAATTCCTTTTAACCTTTCTATACCAACTCCATTATTTTTACCACCACCATAAACGTTGGTTCCATAAAAAGCACTACCATAAAAAGATCCAGTCTCCGTTAAGGTAATTTTAAAAGATTTATTTACCTCAAAGGGAGAAACTATAATATCTTGTGCTAAAAATTGTTTGTAAGCACTCATTCATTTTAGAAATCTAATTTAACTCTTACCAAAGCTTCTTTAGTAAAATCTTTTTTTAATGGTCTTGATAATTTAGCTACAGCTAATAACTCATTATTATCATTATACATTCCTACAGTTGTGATGTAAGTAACAGGGTTATTAATAAAATCATTATAAAGAATTTCTCCTGTTGAACCTGAAATGTATGATGGGTTTTCAGAGTAGTTAAATTCTGAACTTCTAGGTCTTACAAATACATAATCTGAAGTAATTGTTTCTTCTGAATTTAAAGTAAATGAACCCGTAAAATCAAGGATATTTCTTGATAAAGAATTATACATTAAAGCATTATTAGATGTAACAGGAATAATGGAAGAGCTAATAGATCCACTCCAATTAAACCCACATCCCCCTTCAGCTACACTTGAAGATAAAGCTAAAGGATTTAATAAGATAGTACCAATATCCGGAAGTAACCAACCAAAAGATCCTGAGGCATCTGTATATCCTTGGTTATTAAAAGCTGTACTTTTAACCCCAGCTGAACCTGAAATTAGATTATATACTCTACCAGCATCCGTAAAGGTTTGAGTGGTTACATAATTGCTATCATCTGTAATAGAAAGACTATCTTCTGAACCTGATACTTTTAATGTTAATGTACCTGGGTAGATTTTTTCTTTGTATCTATTTCTATCTACTGATAGAGCAAAAAATTCAGAAGAAGTAACTCCTCCAAATATAAAACTAGCATTTTCATCCCCTAATACTAAAGTACGGTATTGACCATAAATGGTAGAACTAGGTGATCTTCCATCAACTCTTAAGTCAAATGCTTGACTACCACTACCTTTTTCATTAGCATAAGCAATAGCAAATTGTACTTCAGCTTGAGTTAAAGATGAACCTGTTTGGTAAATATTCAAATAATACTGTCCTGATGAAGCTGCTGCTTGAGTTGAGGAAGTATAAAATTCAGTTAATGTGGTATTATTATTAGTCCACATTCCAGTAGTAACACTATCTGCTGATACTACAAAATCATCGGCGTCTAATCTTTTAAATGACATAATTAAGGTGTTACTTTAGTTACAGTTACAGGAATAGTTAAACGGGCACCACTATCTCTACCTACTACGGTAAGGGTAGCTTGTAATTTATTATTAGAACCAAATAGAGTATTAACAGTTGTAGCTGTTATATTAATAGTATTACCCACAACAGTTTTAGATACATTTGTACCTAAAGTAGTAGTACTATTTAATGCTTGTGCTGATGGGGTATCGATACCTACACCATTAAAAGTACTAAATAATCTAACGTCAGAAATAGTTGCAGTATAACCACTATTTTCAAATGTTTCTCCTCCTAAATAGTTTAGTGTTTGAGGAGTAATTGCTAACGAAGCACCTTGTTTAATTACAATAGCGTTGTAGCCTAAATCTAAAATAGGCATTTTAGCAGTACCACGAGGTAAAGTAGTAAGTTTATACTTCATGATTTGGGTTTCATCAGGAAACGCCTCTAATAAAGGCATGTTTTCTAATGCTTGACCATAATAAGCAGAACCTGAAGGATGTGATGGATTATATAGTGTATAATCGATTTCATCATCAGCTAAAGCAAATTGAGTAATTCTAAAAGAACCATCATTTTTAGCTAGTAACTCTCTACCTTTTTTAGTTAAGATAGCATCAACTGTTACTATTTGATTGTTTAAATATCCCATTGTTTAATACGTATTTTGTTATAAATATATGTTTTTTAGTTTTTAATTAGAATTATTAGCATAAGTTTTACTAATATAATCTAAATTTTCGGTTAAAGTTGAAGGAGAAAATTCTGAATATATTAATCCTTGACCAACTCCTGAAAGGGTATTGTTTTTAACAATTATGCTATCTCCTTGGGAGTTCCAGATTAAAATACCTCTAGTATTGTTACCTAAATCTGTATTATTTAAAGAAGTAAGATCTCTATCTATATTAAAACCATATTGCCCTCCTGAACCAAACACTACATTTGTAATTCTAGCAACACCATAATAGCCTAAAGGATCTATAGTATTATAAGGGGTAACAAATTTATATGGTTCAGTAGCTGTACTGCCAGTATATACAACTGGAGAATCTAATGTATTGTAAAGAGTAATATACCAATTTCTACTATCTCTGTTAAATATATCTATAAACTCACTTATAAAATTAGATGTACCTAAAAAATCTCCAGCTGTATAATATCCAGTAGTTGGGTCTATGTTTACTCTAAAAACCCCTTGTAGTGCAAACGCAGGATCAAATATAATACCATTATCTAATAATAAATTAGTAGTTATTGTTGCTCTTTTTGTTGAGTCTTCTGAAGATATCATGTAAGCTGAACGTTCAGGAACTTTTATATTTGTAGATACTACTTCTAGTTTAGTTGGAATATTTGCTTCTGTATTTTTATACTGGTATAAGGTTACAAGATCCCCGGGTTCTACTGAAGTATTAATTATATTAGAATAATTAGGGTCTGAGGGAGGTATGATATTAATAGCATCTTTAGAATTTCCTATTATGTATAGGCTGTTTAAACTTGTTCCTCCTAAACCTAAAATTTCAGGTGAAGTACCACCCCCAAAATTAATACCATAAGAAGCAGCATTTAATTGCTCTACTACTGTTTCTTTAAATATACTAGGTTGGTAACTTTGTTTATATTCATTTTGTAAATTTATAACATTAGCACTAGAAGTATAATTAACAAGGTCCACAGAATTTCTACTACCAATATAACGTGGTCGAGTACTGCTTAAAGTACTGTAATTATAGTCTTGAAGTTGGGCTTTTGTTGCATCTTGGGTTTTAATAGATGGGTAGTTTACAGCTACTAACCCCCCAGCACTATAATCAACATCAAATCTAGTATTACTTAATCTATTATCTGAAATGTCATTAATAAGAGGATTAAAATCACTATTGTAAAAATTAATATTTGAATAGCTAGGAGGATCAAAAAATATTTCTATATTAGAGTATGTCCCTACAAGAGGAAGGAAATTAGGAATAAATCCACTTCCACCCCCTGGGGTTTCAAATTGGTAGAAATAAGCATTTGTTGGGGTAAGTCCTCGTTGAGAGATTTTAACTTTATAAGGGACTGATAGGGTCCCGTTGGTAAATTCTAATGTAATGCTGTTTAAGGTTTGTAAAGAGAAAATATGATTTCCTCCTTTAACATCTAATGGATGAATACCAATACCATAAACTCTACCCCCGGCAACAGCTATATATATTTCTCCAGGATCAATATCTTCATCTTTAACAGTATCACCATTAATAACTATTACATTATATAAATCACCTTGGGTTTGAGGTAATAGGTATGGGTTGTCTAAAAGATCATTTTCTACAACATCAATAAGGCTATCTTTAAATTCCCCATTATATAATTGTTCTTCAGATTGGAATGATTGGGTAAGGTTTCCTACTTTAGTAGCAATTACTTCTTCCCAAATTTCTCCAGCTGTATCTATTGGAGAACTATCTAAATTAAATTTGAATGAAAAATACTCAAGAGTAATACCTGAAACTGGATTTGTTTCTGATAGTTGAATTTGGAATTCGCCATTTTTAGGGATTGTAATTCCATAAATATATCCTGGGAGGGAATTTACAGCTGTACCTAATTCTTGAGTAGTATAAGTTTCACTTATAGGATTACCATATTTATCAGCTAATCGAACTTTTAAATATCCAAACATACTCCCAAAGTTTGAAAATAAACAATCAAGATCAAATCTTACAGGAATTCCTGAGATGTTTTTAAATAATTTAGTATCTTTGTTATATTCAAATATTTCTTGGGAATCAATATTAATAGTAGAATTTAAAACAGGATTTAATTCAAATACATTTTTAAAAGGACCATTTACAAATATAGTAGATATTCCTGGGTCTCCAATAGAACCTGAAAGATATCCTCTAGCAGTGTTAAAAATATCTAAAGATCCTCCAGTACCCCCACTAAAGGTATAAAGTGGAAACGATTGGTATTCAGTTGAAGAAGAATAAATTCTAGACCCACTTAACAATGCAGGAATTTGGCCTATAGAACCTGTGTATTCATGTCTAGTCCAGTCGGCTTGGGGTTCAGGATATTTTTGTCTTTCTAAAATATGTTGTTTGATAGTAACTCCTGATGCTAAAGAGGTTTTAGCAGGGATAAAATCTTTGATCATCTTAAATAATGAATTATCAAAGAATTTAATTAACCTTACGTAATCATTAAAATCATAATTTTCATGAACATACTTTAAAAAATATTCTTCATTTAAATCATGCAATTCAGGATATCTATCATTTTGGGTAAACTTTTCTCTAGGATCGCCTATAATATTACCAATATTAAAGTATCCAAGTTGTTGGATAATATCATCGTTTATCTCATTTTGGGGTGAGAAAGTAACTTCTAATAAATCAATATTATTAGTATATTGATTATCTTCAACTTTATCCTGTTGTATACTTCTTTGATTTGATAAAGTATTTTCATTTGGAATAATTGCTCCTCTAGTTAAATTATAAACTGGGAGAGATAAGTCTTTAGATTTAATTTTATCATTAATTCTATTTTTAATACCTGCAGGGAATTGATCAAAGAAAATATATTCCCTATTAAGTCCAAATTGGTGACCATCACCATATAATATAAAATTTGAATCCCCTGAAGAAAAAGATGCTGTATGGATCCAAGATCCTGTAACTTTAGGATGAATAGAGTTAGAACCTGTATATAATTCCCCCCCTAAGGTGGCTCTAAATACTAATTGATCAGGTGATTCATTTAAAGAACCACTTTCTATAGAATTTCCCTCAAAAGAATGAGGATTCATTGTGTAATCTTCAAATCTACTTTTAGAAATTACTGTATTATAATATCTAATTTCTTGTAAAGAACCACTAAATTTAGGATGAATAGATGGATAAGCAAAATAAGATGTTACACCATTATTCCATGAAGAAGGATCTGCCCCAGCTATTGAACTTGAACCATAATATCCTATTTCTGTTCCTGTAACCCCATTATATAAATTGTCAGCAGCATATAAAGAAGCATTTTGGCCATCAAAGGTAGCCATTACAGACCACCACTCTCCATCAAAAAATGGAAGGTAAATACTTGCTGATAATGTTGGGTTTGTAAGGAAATTTGGTATAAATTTTAAAGTAGCATATTCTTTATAAGGATCAGGAATAGATCCACCAAATGAACCTGAGGTATTTAATGAGCCTGTATATTCTAAAACTATATGACTATCAGTATCTAAAGTCCAAAGACTTTGAGAACGAAATCTTTCTGCTGAACCTAAACCTGGGGTTTTAAATCTGAATTGGAGGGTTTGTGGATGGTCTATTCCCCATTCTCTAGATATTTCCCATTCAGTTTCGACGTATCCTCCTTCTCCGGTTTGGAATTCATAGTTATACTTATGCTGCCAGTGATCCCAATCATTTTTATTAGCTTTATCTTTACCCCCAAATTCATTAATTTGAAGAATAGTATCAGGAATACCATAAATATTAAGTAACGTTTTTAAACCTTGGATAGTACCTTTAGACTTAAGTAAATACGGTAAATTGTGGTATAAACGTTTATATATGCGTTTATTAATATCATCCAATGGAACCGGATCAGTTGAAGAAGAAATAAATCTATTAACATATTCAAACCCTGTAGGGGTAGGTAAACTACCAGTCATGTAAGGGAATGGGAATAAACTTCCTGAAGGGGTTAATCCTAAGAATGAAGAAAAAATATCATGAGAGGAGAAATTATTTTGGTATATTTTTAAACTAAAGTCTCTTAAAGTTTGAGCTACTAAGTCTTTAGAAATACCAGCATTTATCCTATTATCAGCATTATATTTGTTAGAAATATCTTTTATATAGATCCAAACATTATCAAAATGTTGTCCTATCATTTCTACAAAGTCAATATAACCTTGATTAATAGTATCATTTCTTAAATATTCAGGAACGTCATAAAATAAATTATCTTGATTTAATTCATCATATAACGAAGCTGATGTAATTTGTTCGTTATACCAAGAAATAGCTGTAGCATCAGTAGTAGCTAAATTCTGGAATGGGGGTTCTGTGTTGGCTTTTGGCCATGATTTTGAACCACTATCAAAATATAAGAAATATTCGTATCCGTCAAAATTTTGGATAATTTCATTTATTAAATTTTCATAATATCCTTTAGAACTAGATACTGAAGGGGTACCAGGAACATTAGCTCCTTTATTAGCATCAGATTGATATGATTCTATTAATTGGAGTTTATATTCAAAATTTTCTAGTCTAGCCTCTATTGAAGAAAAATTAACAAAATTCGAATATTCTGTGTAATCAACATTAATTTGAATTCCGTTTTCATGGAATAAACTTTGTAATTGTTGATATGAACCTGTTAATGGAGAAGCATTTAAGTTATCAAATGAAATTGCTTCTGTACTATTATTAATTTGGTCTTTAATATTAAGATTTAAATTAGGACCTTTTAATTGAATAGAATTATCTGTAGGAGAATATATTTCATCTTCAAAAGTAACATTATAAGCTACAGGATTAGCTACTTCTTCAACAACCCATAAAGTAGACTTTACATTAAATTGAGTAGGTAAAGGTTCGTATAATTTAATTAATACTGTAGCTCCATCTAAAGCAATATTGTTAGCAATTACTACTTTATTATTATCAAAATTTAATAAAAAATCTGGGTAGTAATTATCAGCGTTTCTTTCAGCTATAAATTGGTTAACTGAAGATATAATAGAAGCATCTTCAATATCATTTGAGTCTAATCTAATTTCAGTTCTATCTGAAGAAATTTCTGAGATAAAATATTTTTTAGTAAAAGATGATGCTAACCTATTTGAATAAAAGTTGTATAAAACATTATACCCACCTTGATCAAACCCAAAAGTTTGTAAATCTTTAGAAGGGTCAATATAAATGTCATTATCTAATAAAGAATATAATGTATAAGGAATAATTCCTTCATCAGCTGGAGGGAATAATAATGAGTTGTTTAACCCGTAAACAAAATATTCAATATAATCTGTTTCAGGATTAAAGGTAGATACTACATCTTGATTAGAAATAAGACTTTCATCAGATACACTATAGGTATCTAATAAAAGAAAATTTGGGTCTATAGATAATACTGTTGAATTAACCATTGATATTTTGTTCTAATTGTTGAGCAAGATCTTGTCGTGCCTGGATTAGTTCTAGTCTTAGGTTGGTTATTTCTTTTTGAAGGGCTTCTAACTCTTCATTTAAAGGTTCATAACCAATATAATCAGTACTCGTAGTAATTAAAGTTTCATGAGAATTAGTTCCTGTTTGAGGTATATCAAAAAATAATTCATCATATAATATAAAAAAATCATCTACACTAACATTCTCAACAGCTACAGAGCCTGTAGGAGTTGGGGAAAGTTGTGTAAATTCAGTATTAATAACTCTTGGATATTGAGTTTTACTGAAAACTTGTTTACTTAAGTTTACTTTTTGGTTCATTATCCATTAACTACTTTAAAGTAATAATCATTATCATATACTTGTTTACTAGTACCATTATCTACTTGAATTAGGATCTTATAATATCTTTCGGGTTCTAAACCGTTCATGTAAATATCAAAATAATTTGATGACTCATCTGCACTGATTTTAGTATAGGTTGGATCAAATTCAACTACATATTCATTCGTATCTAAATCTTTAACAGCATAGTATGATGAAGTTGGTAAGTAATGTTGAGTAGTATAAATAGAAGATGTTTGGAAAACACGTTTAGGGTATTCATCTCTAACATTTAATCTAAATCTATTAATACTTTCCGAGTAAAATACCCCAGGATTTTCATTTAAATTAATATATAAATTAGAACCTGATAGAGTATTAATTGCAGATGAGGTTGAATATATATAATCATCCCATCTAAACTCTAATTGAGGTGGGTAAATTGTATTAGTATCAATACTATAGTATTGTAAAACAGGTTGAATTTGTTTATTTGTATTAAATTCTATAACATTTTCCCATTTCATAATAAATCCATAGTTAGGAATAGATCCGCTATACCAATCATGGATAGTTTCTGTTACCTTTATAGATAAATCCTTATCACTTCTCATAGAAAAAGATTGTACATAAGGGTAAGATATAGAATTAAAAGAAGAAGTTGTATACCACACACCACCACCTTGAGGTGAATAAGTAGAATCATAATACGAATCAGTTCTTAAGTGGGGGGTTGGGAAAGTAGGTTGACCTGTATCCCATAAAATTCCGGAATTAGCATAAGCAGGAGTAGACCAAGCTGCTCCATCAGTAGTAATAGGTTGATCTAAATAAGTTCCAGTTCCATTATTCCAGGATTGAGCTAAGGGATAAATGTGTAAATCTGAATCTTCATTAATTCCTTGGGCTGTAGCTATGAAAGATTTTAAATAAACATCCCAAGAATTAATTACTTTATTATCTAAAACATCTAAAATTTCTGATAAGTCAAATTCAATTAAGTTTCTAGCTACTGAAGGTGATGAATCTAGGGCAAAATTTAGATTAGATACTTGAGAAATAGGGTCTATCCCGGCATTCATTGTAGGATACATTGAATACATTGTAGCATCTTTTATAGGAAAAATTTTATATACAGCCATAATATTATAAGTTTACTACTTTACCAGTAATATCACTATTAGGATATTTTACTTCAAAAATCATAGGATCAATTGAAGGGTAAATTACATTATTAATAGTTGCTCCTTTAATATCATATCTATAGTTTGAATAAGAACCACCAACTTTGTTTGTAAAGTTTATATATTTAACTGTTTGAACCCCAGGAACACTATCTAATACAGAATATACATCTCTATAAATAATAGGTTCATTTATTTGCCATTCATCTATATTAAAATAATTTTGTAAAGTAAGAATACAATTTCTTAATACCTCATTACTATTAAAATTAGGTAAAGCAATAATTTCAAAATCAATACCTATATTTACATTAAATGCTGGTTTAATATTAATAGAATCACCAATCATTTTATAAATAGAAAGATAAGTTCTAATATTTTTTTCTAAGGCATCTGTAGGAGGTATTAATTTTTTATCAATATCAAATCCAAGTACATATAAATCTAATACATTATTATCTTTAGAATAAACTTTTGCTTTTTCAATATGAGCTTTAGCTACAGTTCCATATTCAGAAGGCATTGATAAAGTACGTACTAAATAATCATCTAGTGTAACATTTCTCATTTGAGTACCATAACTAGAAATAATATTTTGTCTTAATTCTTCTACAGAATCTCCATCACCTCCACCAGAAGCAGCATTTGGGTTTGTTACAGCTAAAGAATTAAAAGAAGTTTGATAATCTCCTGTAGGGTCTGTTGCAGCAAAGTTTGAAAATTTTACTACACGGTTTGGATTAACTAAAGTGTTAAGAGCATTTGCTGGGGCGTTGGCTGTGGTGCCTCCTCCTGTTAAATATCTAACTGTTAATGTTGTATTAGAAGGAGAAATACCATAAGTATTATTAAAAATAAAGTTTAATGGAGAATAAGCAGTAGTAAGTTTATCCTTTTCAAATGGTAAACCTAAACCAATATTATCACTGTTTGGAACTACTTCTTCAGTAGTATCTTGGCTTTTACCCGCACCAAATTGGATTTGGAGAGTAGTAGCATCTAAAAAACGAGTTGCAAACCTACGTTCAACTTGTTTAGTTTGGAGAAGATAAGGAACAGTATCTGAATCTTGAAGATTATTAGGGTCATTTGGGTTAGAATTTTTAATAGAATCAAATACTAATTCTTGACCTAAATAATCTACTTCATACCAAGTATTACCATTAGAATCTATAATATCTAGAATACCAATTAAATTATTAGCTACAATTTCACGAGTAGCAAATTCTTCAGGACTAGTAAAAGTTAATGTAGTAGTATTAATAGTAGCAGAAATAGCTTTTCTACTTTTCTTTAAAAGATATTCAGTTGGGTTATTAGCCCCATCTACGGCATATACTGTTACTTCAGTTGGATCAGAAGAAGAAGAAACTGTAAAGTCTACTAAATCTTCAGTTATAAATGTTATATTAGAAACATTAGATTTAATTTGAGCATTCTCATTAATAGTTAAAGCATAATTAAAGTCTGGGGTTCTATTGACACCTACTGAAGGGACTGTTTGATAAAAATCAATAGTTGTAGTAGCAACTCCTGTAACTTTTGGTTTATACCCAAACATATATGATAAATCATATAGATTGTTTAACTGATTAGCATATTGAGTGAAAGTTTCTTGGAATTGGTTATCTTGATAAAATGATAAAACATCACCTATATAGGATGCCATTTCCATAAACATCATACCCGGAGAGGCTTCACTAAAATCTGTATATGTGGTAGGGAAATAAGTTTTTGAATAGTTAATTAGAGCATTTCTAAAACTATTAAAATCTTTATTAAGGTATTTTATGTCTCTTACTTTATTAGCCATTACGATAAAGTTATTGTGATTGTATCTTCTTCTCTAAACCCTACAATTTTGTAATCTAAAACTATATTAATTTGGTTTCTATCAGGTTGAGTAGTTACTTCTAATCTAGCAATTTGAATATTAGGGAAATAATTATTTAATTTTGCAGCTATATCTTCTTTTAAAAAGTCTAAATTATCGTTTACAATCTGTTCAAAAACAAATTGTCCTAACCCACCCCCAAATTCAGGATTACCTAGACGTGAACCCGGTTCAGTTAAAAACCAATTTAACAAATTAGCCTTAACAGCATCTTTATTAGCAAATGTTGTGAAAAATACCCCAGGAGCAGAAAAAGGGATAGATACCCCTATACCAGTTCCAGGTTTAAAATCAGTTGGGGCTATTTGTTTTGCATTGTATGCCATTATTTACTATTCATCAAACCCATAATTTGGTCTAGACCAACATTACCTGCTGGTAGATCACCCCCAGGCATTGCTCCTTGTGGGTTAAATGTGTTTACATTATTTGATGTTAATGTTGGGTTACCCCCAGCATTCATCATACTATTCATAATAGATTGACGAGCTGCTTGTTGAGCAGAAAAATCAATTTTTGGTTTTTCAGTAATTACAGGAGAAGTAACTGTACCTTCAGTAATAGCACCTTTTGGGGATTTTACAGCTTCAAGAAGAATTTCTTTTAATTCCTCTTGAATAGCTTCTCTTACTTCTTCTCTGATTACTTTTCTTAATTCTGTTAATTTCATGGTTATAAATATTGTTTTAGTAAGCTTTTAAATTATCTCTGTCAATAATAAATTTAAGTTCATCAATTAATACTTGAGGATTTGAAGCGAATGAATATCCTGTGGATGTCATTATAATCCCAGAATTATTTTTCCCCACAGCCCTACTTTCATTTACTCTATCTGTAAATGGTCTTGTTTCAATCTCTAAAATAAAACCTTTATAAGTAGTTTCGTTTAAACTATTTTCAGCTATAAAATTAACTTGAGATGTCTTTTTAATAGAATCACTTATAGGGGTTAAAGGTGGTAATGTTGTATCCTGAGGGGAACATAAGTTAATTAATATATCTAATTTACCTAATAATTCAACACATTTTAAAATAGTAGATTGAACTGAAGCTAAAGCTGGGGATACTTGGGATGCTGTAATTTTTAAAGGGGGTAGTTTTGGGGTTCCATCCTCACTAAATGTTAGTACGTCAGCTATATCTCCAGCTGTATTAATGCTAGAGGGGATTATACCCGGGATACCTACTGGGATAAAACTTAAAGTGGTGTTTACTGTAGTTTTAACAATTTTAATAGTATTAATTATTCCTTGTAGTAAAGAAGCTAAATCAGAACCAAAATCAACTGTAATAGATAATGAATCTAATCTATCTCCAGTTTTATTTAAATATTCTACAGCATTATTTCGTTTTTGAATAATATTTTGTAAATTTGCAGGGCAAAATTTTTCTTTTAATTCTTCAGTAGATAAAGTATTATTTTTAAGTTCTTGTTCTAATTGATTAATTCCATATTCTTGTAAAAGTCCTGAAATTAGGGGAATTATAAATTTGGATAATTTTTTTCCTTGTTTTAAAAATAAAGATGGTAATTTAGCTGCTCCTTGAGGTTTTTGGTCTTCAGTAACAGCGTTATTAATCACTTCAGTATCAGTTTTAGATAAACTAGCACGTTCATCTTTATTCTTTTTTAATTGCTCTTCTTGTTCTCTTTTTTCTTCTACTTTTTTAGGAGAAGGTGGTGGGGGTGGGGGTGTGGGTTCTACAGGGATATTAACTTCAATTGTAGGTTTTGTGGTAAAACCTATATAAGAAGTATCAAATAAATACTCAAATATACCAAGTATAGATGCTGTAGTTTCAGGGCCTTCAAATACTCTTTCCCCATTAGGACCAATTACTACACCCCTTTGAGCAAATCCAGTACTCTCAATAATAAAAGTTTCCCCAGTACTTACACGAGCAGTATTAGGAGGTAGGTTTGGGTTATTTGTAGGATTAAAAGCCATTATACTGTTTTAGTTGTATTAGATAAAGCATCTTTTAAACGCCTTCTGTAATCCGGAATATTATCACGGACTGCTTCTGCTATTAGAGTAGTAGGAATTAGAGGTGAACTTACAGGTACTCCTACTTGATTAGCCATAACTCCTGTTAATGCTTGAAGATCATTTAGTAAATCAGTTAATAAACTAACTAAATCATTGCCTAAGATTATAGGTTGAGCGGTTTTAATACCACCTAAATATAATTCTGGGGTTTGTATTATGGTTTTGGTTTTAGCATCAATATTAACAGATTCTACAGTATTTAAATTGATACTTTTAGCTGAGGATAGTAAAATATGATCTTTAGTTGAATTAAATAGTAATCTACCAGAGTTTAAGATTATTTGTTCTCCTGAATACAAGTTTGGGGTTGAATTAAAACTACCACTATATGATAAATAACCATTTTGAGAAGATACTTCAATTGGGATTTGTTGTGTTGAAGTTAAATAAATTGAAGATTTATCTTGGTTTATATCTTCTGTAATTGAATTAAATGAAGGTTCTTGGGTATGAGAACCATTTACTAATATAGTAATAGGATCTCCAATTTCTCCTACAGAAGACCAATTATTATCAATAAATGTTGTTCCATTAGGTACTGTATTACCTAACCTAAAACTGTTCCCAAATCTAGGATCTAAAATAGTATCTCCTTCATAAGAATATATAGGATTTGTTGTTCCCTTTTCTATAAAATAAGTCCCAGCTTTAAAAATTGTATTTTCTTGAGAATTAGGTTTATTAGGATTTCCAGTTTGAGTTAATAAATATCCTTTATTTTGGGATGGAGGTTTAACATTCTCACTAGGTAAAGGAAGAGCGTTAGTTTCTGGGTTGTTATATAGATTAATAGGGGAAATATAGTAATATGAAGGTTTATCAAAACTATCACTATAGCTTGGATTAGCTAAAGATAATATAACTACTACTTCATTTTCTAATGGGTAATTTTTAATATTAGGAAATAAAGGTAACACTTCAGGAATTATATTATTAAGAGTATTCCCTGCTTCTTCTAGTAATTCAACAGTAATAGACCCATCGTTCCCATTTCCCCCCTTATTTACAGAAATTACTCTAGCTGAGAGGATTTGGGTTTGTAATCTTCTAACTTTATCTTGAATGTTAGAATTACTAATTTTCCCTTTATTTTTCCACTGGTTTAACCCACTAGTAATTATTGCCATTACTTTTTATCGTTTAGCTTATTGATTTCATTTAATAATTGCTCTTTTTCTTCATCTGAGATGCCAAAATTATCATCGTTATTTCCACTACGAGCCATGGCACGTTGGATAATTGTAGCCATTCTAATCAGGGCATCATCATTTTTAATAGCTAAATCCATATATTCCTTAATTAAAGGAACAATTAAAGTAGCATCCCCAATATCAGAAATAAGGGGTTTTAATTCTTGAATAAGAGCAGAAATTTGGGCTTCCTTCTTTTTTTGGTTGTTATAAATTTCTTCAAGTAATCCTGAGAAGTTTTTACCACTAAATATTTCTTGGTCTAAATTGCTCATACTTATAATATTATTATATAGCTATAAATATGCGCTATTCGAATTCTACATAACCATTATCTAGGTAGAATATGTAATTATCTTTAAATATAGCATATAACTGATTAGCTATTTTAGTAATTTTAGGAGTTTTAACATCTACCATTTCACGAATATAGATATAAAGTGCTTTTTTATTAAAAATGTCTATATCTTCTCGTTTTCTAAAAATTTCAAGAATAGCATCAGCTACTTCAGCGTCATTTTTCTTTGGAAATAATTTATAAATATTATCTTCAACATATACTATAAATAGATCTATAAATTCGCTTAATTCATCTCTACCAGGATCAGCATCTATATGATAAGAAAACTTTTCATTTTCTTCAGCTTCAACTACATCTGCTTTATCAATGCGTTTTTTATAATTTTTAGTATTAGAGACAATAAGATAATTCTTACAAATAGTTCCAAAATAAGAATATGCTTTAGCACCACGTTCTGGGTTGAATAAATGGATTTTGGAAAGTAAGAATGTAATTACCTCATGTTGAAGGTGCTCAATTTCATCTACCTCAGTATAATAAAACTTAAAGGTATGGATTATATTTTCTGTTAGTTTGAAAAATGGATAATGAATTTCTCGCTCATATATTTTAGAGCGAACCTCGGGATCGGGCTCATTATTATATCTTACAATAGCTAGTTCTGTGTCATGAGTAAAGTAATTTTTACTCTTAGGTCTTCTTTTTTTGGCCATTTAATCTTATAAGTCCACTTTAAAGGACTTGAGAGCAGTGTGTAACATTTTAACACGCTCAAAGAAGAAACCTACCTCGTCGTCGCTTTTAAATGCTCCATTTTGATCAATTTCTTCAAGACGGTGATCTATAAACTCAATAGTTTCTGAAACATCTTTAATGTAGATTTGATAAGAATTGATTACATCTTCAGCTTTTTCGTTTTTACGAAGAAGGTTAAAGGTCGTATACCCTAAAGTAACGACTAAAACCGAAAGTAAAATTATAACTGTTGTAATCATAAGTTATCAAGCATGTTTTTAAGGCCTGGACTTGTGAGAGAACCTAGGGCCTTCTGCTGTTTTGTGGGGTTAGACTTTTTAGTTGAGTTTAAGGTAAAATTATCTTTTTGCTCCTCCAAATTACTTTTTAATTTAGGTAACCACTCGCGTTCAAATTCAATACGAGCAGCCATTAAATCGGCCTGGTGTAAGATAAATGGAAGAGAAGTACGTGGCTTTTGTTCTGGCATGTATGCGAACAAGTATTTTTTGTTGGCGTCATCGTACAAGCCATCGTGAGTTTGAATTGCTAGCATCTCATTAAATGAATACTGGATTCCATGAGATTGAAGCATAAACAAACCTCGGTCTGGGATTGAGGCGAAAGCAAGTTGGGTGTTAAATTTGTAATCTTCACCGAGCTTCTCTCTTCTCCATTTATCATCTTGAGGGACATAGGCTACATGGTTAGCATCTCCCATTTTCCCTAGGTCATGATTAATAGCAGCAAATACAAGTTCTTCTTGAGTAAAGGTAGTCATATCACATCCTTCTTCTTCCCATAATTTAGATTGTTTTAAAGCACAACGTACTACACGATTTACATGCTCAACATAACCTCCAGGG